TGCCCGGTTAAACCCCCTGTACTTCTCGAACAGCGAGTGCCTAATCAGGGACCTCTCATCGAGTGCCCGCAGGATGGCGTACACCGTTCTGAACATCGGCGCCTTGGTCTTCCTATCCGCCAGCCTGACCAGGGTCATATCGTTGAGGCCCGTCCGGTGGGCCAGCTCCTCCCACGTCGAGTGGGTTGCCGCCTTGAGGTTGAGCACGAAGCCTCCGAGGTCGTCCACGAACTGGGAGACCTCGTCGGAGTAGATGGGGTCCGCGGACGACTTGCGGCCCCTTGGAAATTTTACGATCTTTGCCATGTCCAACTTCTTCCTTCCTTGCTTAAGAGGGGGCCTGATTTAATCCAGCCGGCCCCGTGCGCCGGGTTACTTTACATACCACGCCATCAGAATGGTATCTCCTCTTCAGTCGCGAGGTGCTCCTCGGTGATGAGTACGGGGACCTCTCGAGGGGCCTTCTTCTTCTCATCGAGGAAGTTGTCAGGGTCGAACGCCTTGACCTGTTGGACCTGGAATAGGTCCTTGACCTCCTGGCAGTTGGTTACGTACCTCGACACCTTGTCGGCGAAGCGATAGGTCTGCCCCCTGATCGCCTCGATCAGGGCGTCGCCCTCTGCGCGCAGCGCCTTGGCCGTCTCCTCTGCCCTCTCTATTGCTGCGACGATGTCCTTGATCACCTCCTCACCGGAGGTGCGGATCGCCTCTGACGTCAACTCTGCTATTCGCTCGCTATCTTGGTTAGTCAATGCTCTCTCCTCTGCTTACTTTGAGTGCGGTGTCATCATGTGGTGCTGTACGATGTAGCGCCTAGGCCTCCCCGGTAGCACCGTGTCCGAGAAGCTCCACCAAACCTCCGGGCGGACTATCGCCTTGCGACAGTATAGGTTGCCGAGGAACATTGCAGCCTCGTCCTCGTTCCTCCAGGCGGAGACCCATACTGGAGCGAGCACCGGAGGCCACGGGTCAGGGCAGTTCCTGGCTACCCCGACCACGTTGGTCCAATCCCTCAAGTGGTCGTCAAAGAACCTATCGATGTGGGAGTAGACGTTGACCAGGTCCTGCGAGGTCATGCGGGCGACCAGCATGTCGGTCTTCTGCCAGAACCAGTCGTTCTTGAGAAACTTCATTGTTGATGTGCAGAAGTGCATTGTCTTTCTTCCTTCTTTCATCCTCTCAGTTTCATATCTCGGATCAATAGCTCTAGCTGGAGGCGATCAAGATATTCTCGCCTCCAGCACCTGTGCCGCAAGATCATTGCGATGCAGTTTTTGATGTGGCGCGTCTCCATCTGCGAGACGAGTATTTTCTCCCCCTCGCGGGTGACCCAGACTGTGTCGCGCATTAGCGGCAGCGCCATCCCCTACCGTTGTGTGTGTACACCTTCCTTAAGTGGTGGGCCGCGCAGACGTCGTACGGGGCGGCGAGGACTCTCTCTGGAGGGGTAGGGAGCGGTAACGGTAGGGGCAGGGGTAGGGGTAGGGGCTCCGTTAGTATCGGGGCAGTCGGCTGCGGTGTCTCAACCACAGCCTGATGCCGCGGTACCAACACCAGGCGGTCCCCCTTCGGGGCAGCAGTAGGGATCGGGGCGGCCACAGTCAGCATTACTGCGGCCACGACTGACGCCCCGATCAGCGTCAGTGCGCCCCATCCCAGGTAGCGGATGCGGGGGTCCCAGATGATCGTCATCTTCCTCTCTCCCTTAAGTCCACGGATGCGATGGCGGCGCGGGCATTGCGTACATGGCCAACACGAATGCCGTTAGCTCCGCTCGTGATTTGCGTGAAAACACTGTCATGCTCATCGTTCAGCAAATCCCAGCGGGCATTTGCAAATGGAAGCAGCGCTGCGAGCAGTTGGTCCCGCTGGGCGAGGAGGCAGTCGTTCTCCGCGCGACGTTGGTCTATGGCGAGATTGGCGATTTCCATCGCGGCGGTTAGCGGCTTGTCGAGTGCTTTCCAACGCCGCAGGTTTTCATTCTCGGCGCAGAGGCGGGCGATCTCGGCATGAGCCTTGTCAAGCTGCCATTTGATAACAGTGCTATCAGCGAGAAGCGCCTCCATATCGAGAAGCTCATCCAACAATTCGGTTGTAGCTGGTGTTACTGTCGCTTGGCGACATTCCGAAGTGTCGGCGTTCGGCGACATTTCCCGGAGCAGCGATCCTTGAAGGCCGTAAAGTTTCAAAAGCTCCTCGGCTTTCCCCGCGATCACCTTCATCGAAGTGTCGCCCACTTGCTTCCGTGCCATCCAAATCATGCGGCGCAACATCACCGCCAGATTGTCGATCTGCGCTTGGGTGCGAACTGAGTTCATGCGTCGTCCTCCACTAAATGTCACGAACATTATCCTCCCTCCCACTGCCAGCATACCTCCTTGCCGACGGCCAGATATGGACGGTCGATTTCTTTGCGTTGGATTGCTGCCTCGACCTCAACGTGGCTGCGATAGAACGTAACAGGTGGCTTAATCCGACACGATACTGTCTCTCCCTCGATGTCAGAGAGGAAGATGACCGCCCTGCCCTCGTAGAGCTGGCGGTCGATAGAGAAGTAGCGACCTTCCTCTGGTGGCTTAAGCAGGCCCTGCCCTGCGACTACGATGTTGACGGCAAAGCCGTCTCCCAGTCTGCGGACGATGCCGATGTCGATCTGGCTAGGCTCGAGTCCTACTACCTCGTAGGCATCTATGATGTCGCCGCAGGCGATCTCCTCGATGGCCTGGCGCTCTGGGATGATAGTGACGAAGTTCATGTTACGGCTCCCTCCTGGTTCTTGGCTGGGCGGCAGAGCGTTATCTTGCCCTGGTACTCCTTCGCCCTCTCCATGGCGTACTTGTATGCCTCGGTCCTATTGGCGCGGCGGCAGTGGAACAGCCTCTCTCCCTCTGCGGTCTCTATGATAATGAAGTAGCGGGTCATGGCCGGCTTGGTCATCTCTCCCTCTCTACGCATGCTACCTCCCAATGGCCCGTGCCGATCCGATGTCGCTTGGCGTAGACTAGGGCCGCCCTAATGCAGGCGGCCTTGGCGGCGTAGTACTCTCCATTGCCAGGCTTGGCGGCTCCATGGCAGAAGAAGGCGGCGCAGGCGAATACGAAGACCCACGTCACGGCATCACCCACAGTACGCAGACGATGATGAAGGCGTATAGGGCAGCCCCCTCTAGCGCGAGGTACCAGCCTCCGGTTGTCCAGTAGTAGGCGGTGACGACGACCCCGATCGCCAGCAGTAGCGGGTCTATCCTGCGCAGGTGTGCGCCATAGAGGGGCTCGTTAAGCCAGTCGATAACGATGGTGAGCCAGTGCGGGAGCCTAATCAACATCGCTCCCCTCCCCCACCTTAAGCTCAAAGCCCGTAACCCGATACGGGCCGCGGCACGCCACCCCGGGCTGGCCGTAGACGGCCTCACCCTTGGTCAGCCTGAGGAAGGCGTCGGAGAGGCAGCGCTCCATGGCCACCATGAGGTCTCCCTTATCCCCTTCAATCTCTACCCTGCCCCTGGCGGTCCAGGTCTGGCCGTCCCTGTTGGTGCCGCTGAGTGCGTAGCTATAGGTCATCATTTATATCGTCTCCTTTTGGTTAGTCATGGTCTGCCTCCACGTGAAAAATACATTGCAATAGCATCGTAGAGAAGATTATCCATAATCCACTCCTTCACGTGATCCACTCGATACATGATCAGTCTCGGAGCCAATTGCGTTCGTTGAGGACCCTTACCAACTCGACACCACCTATTAAATTGCTGTCTATCGCAATGCAGGCTTCTGCATAGCTCCTTACAACTTACGAGTGTGTCGCCAGGCAGTTCAAAAAAGTTTTTTACGCTCTCATTCATACTAGCCACTCCTTGCGCTGTAGCGGGTAGGTCGAGGGGCTCTTTGCCCAGACTGCATTGGTGCCTGCCGCTACACCTTGGTCCTCTTGTTGGCGGTCGCAGTCTTACTGACGTATCTATCCCAGGCCTCGCGGTAGGCTGCCTGGGCCTCCTCTTGTGTTGCAAATGACCCGATGTAGGTGAAGTGGCCGTCGGCATAGAGGCGGACCTGCCAGGGCTTGATGCCCCTGCCCCGGTTGGTCACTCCCCGCGAGTTTCCCTCCTTGTAGACTTTCATGGCCCCCCTCCGTTATTGGCGTACCTTCTTGCCGGTATCGTGGATGACGGTCTTTTCGTCGATCAAGCCGGACCTGCGCAGGCTGGCAGCCATCGTCTGCTCGTCCTTGCCGTAGAAGATGGTCACGTCAAACGGCAGGCCCATCTCGAGGCCCATGACGAATATCGGGTTGCCCTTTTTCAAATGCTCGATATTTTTCTCGGTGAGGCCGAAGCCGACGATCTCGCGATCACTTGAACCCGCCGCCTTGAATTTGATCATTTATCCTGCTCCGTTGGTTGTATCATACCAGCCACTCCCTGTAGGCGTCGCCGGTGATCACACTGGCGAGGTCGATCTTGCGCCGCAGCGCGTGGATGAACTTCTCGTCAATAGAACCAGGCACGATCAAATCGACGTAGGCCGTGCTGTCGGTCTTGGTCATGTCCTTGGCCCTCTCCTCGCTCTGGTCTCGGTGCTCTAGGTTGTTGGTGCTGCTATAGTAGACGACCAGGTTGGCCACGTCCCACCGCCTCCCCCTCCCGCCTGCCCCCGGTGTGGCGACCATGAACCTGCACTTGGGGTCCTCCTTGAAGCGCTTGTCCTCTCCCTCCCTCTCCCTGATGTTGCCGCCCCAGAACAGGGCGACGGAGCCCTCTCCGTACTTGTCCTTGAGCGCGGCCGCCACTCTCCTGATGGAGAGGTCGTAGGAGCACCACACGATCGCCTTGCCGTCATACTCCTCGAATAGATCGAGCAAGGCTGCCGTGCGCTTCTCCGGCAGCTCCCTGACTACCCCCTCCGAGTCCTTGACGAAGCCGCACAGGATCTGGTGGAGCCTGAGCATCTGGACGATAACCAACTGGGCCGTCACCAGCCTGCCTCCCTCCAGCTCGGCGATGGCGTTCTTCTTCAGACTGTCGTAGGCCTTCTTCTGCTCTGGGGTCAGCTCGACGTGCCTGACCTGGTAGGTGACCGGGAGGTCCTTGACGTCCTCCAGCCTGATGCGGTACGAGTGGGGCTCGATCTTGGCGTACAGCTCATCGGTATTCTGGAAGCCCCTGATCAGTGGTACGAGAAACTTCCTGCCCGGGAGCTGGGTCATTACGACCTTGGCATAGCGCGCCCGGAATAGGGTGAACTCGGTAAACGCGTAACCGAGGATGTTCTCGTCGAGGAAGGTGAACTGGCCGAACAGGTCGAGCGGGCTCTGCGGAGTCGGCAGGCCGCACAGTATCCTCCTATAGCTACCTGCGTCGCGCAGTGCTCTTATAACGAACTTAGTTCGGTTCGTAGCGTGACTCTTGATGGTGGTGCTCTCGTCTACGATGACCTCTGCGTGCCTGTGGCCGACGAACTCTGCCGCCAGCTCCCTGGCCCCCGCGGTCTTGTAGGAGAGAGCCTCGATATTCATGAGCATAATCCGAGGCACCCTGTCATCGCGCTCGGCCATAAACCTGGTGGCCGCCCTGGCATGGCCCGCGCCGCCTCCGGTCTCCCAGGTATGGATGCGGGCCCTGTCCAGCAGGTCCGCACCCGCGTGCTTATCGAACTCATCGTGCCAGGTCCGGTAGACCCCGGCGGGAGCCAAAACCAGCAAGTCCCTTACCTCTCCGGCCGACTCCATTTCCCCGAAGTCATCTATTGCCGTTTTGGTCTTGCCGGTCCGCATGGCCATCAGCAGGGCGAATGCCCTTCTCCCTCTCATCTTCCTCTCCCCGATCAACTGGTGGGGATGGCATGGCCACTTTGGCTCGTACATACTAGCGTCCTCGCTTTTCTACCCAGACCTCTGAAGAGATTGGCCCCATGCGCCGCCCCTTCCTGATGCGGAAGGTCTCTAGGTTGTGGTCGACCTTGCGCATGAGCTGGGACAGCGTAGCCCTGACGCTGCCCGTAGCATTGAATGGCGGCTCTCTATCCCTGGCATAGCGCCGCTTGGTTAGCTCCTCGATGGTGATCTTCTTGCCGTCCATGGGGATACAATCGAGTAGCTCCCTCTCCGATGGAGAGTACTCGATATCTTTTTTAGCTACTGCGGTTCTCATTTCGGACTTCTCCTTCCAAAAGCAAAAGAGGGAGAGGGGGACTAGTCCCCCTCCCCCTCCCTCACGTAACGGCCGAAATCAGCGGCCGGACTTCGATGCCAGTGTAATGGTGGCTTCCTTCAGGCGTCCCTCTACCTCGATGGTATACGGCAGCTTGTCGCTATCAATTGCGACCTGGAGACCCTGGAGGACCATCTTCAGGCTTCCCAACATCTCGATGTCTTGCTTACCGTAGACGGCCTTAATCAGATCGAGAGCCGGCACCGGCTTGTTCTTTTTGGCATAGAGCGCCAGGAGTAGCTTCTCCTTGTTTGTATCCGCTCTGGTACCGAACTCTCCAACGATACCGTTCCGCTTCTCTGCAACGACTACAGACTTTGCGGGCTTCGTGGCCTTCTTGGCGGCAGCCGTCGGTTTCTTCTTCGTTGCACTCTTAGCCATCTTCTTCTCCTGGTTGATGCGCGGGGGTTCAGTCTTCTCACCCTCCGCCGGTATGGCTGCGACTTCTACCGTGCCCTTCTCGGGCACGACCCCTTCCGCGACCTTCTCTTTATGGGAGGCGATCGCAGCCTCCAGGGCCTCGCAGCGTTTGGCCCCGGTCTCTGCATTGCGGAAGCGTGTGCCGATCTTCTTTGCAGAGAGACCTGCGGCAATCGCTTCCTCAACGAGCTCGTTGTACCTCGCGGTATGGTTATCTTCCGACATAGGCAGCTCCTGGTTGTCTTCAGTGTACTCGCTTCCTGTGGCCCTGGCTATGTGGCTATTGGGAAAGCACAGAGACAGGCCAATCAGGTTGGAGGGTCCCTTGATAATCTTAACGAGGCTCTGCTCGGGCCCCTCCTGGAGCAGGTCCGCCCTCCACTCGCCGTGAACGATGACCTGCTCCTTCACGACTTGCCCTCGAGGGCAGGGTCGCGCAGCAGCAGCATCTTGAACTTGTCCGATGCGGGAAGGCTGCCTTCTCGCGTTGGACCCACCCGCAGGCTCCCGCTGGGGCCGAGGTAGTAGTGGCTGCCCTTGGTCCTGGTCATGACGATGACGCCAGAGTTAAGGCGCTTGACCACTCTCTCACCGGACCGCTCTAGAGCGGCCTGGTATCTCTCTTGCAGTGTCTTCGACATCTTCACTCCTTTGGGCCGACGAAGCCAGGCGGCGGGGTCGGCATGAACATTGCGATCGGTCTCCACAGGTGGAGGCAGTACGGGTGATAGTTGACGTACTCAGACTTCGCAGGGTGGTACTGAACAACATACTCGTCGTCTCGCCAGAACAGGCTCTTGACGAAGCACATCTCCGCCCACGTTGGCATACGGTTGGGGGTAGAGACGCTGACGTGCTCCCAGCCCTCGCAGATCGGACCGGTACCACTCGAAATGATTTTAAGCTCGGTCCCGTGCGGCCCTCTGACGATGAAGGCCCCGTGCAGGTCCCCGACGTGGGTGGCGTACTCCCCCGTCGTGATCCGATCGTTCTCCAGGATGGCGGGTATATGTTGCCTCACTTATTTCCCCCTGATTGCGGTTGCAAGCTTGGTCAGCCTGTCGTCGTCCTCACTCTCCTCGCCGCTGTGGCGGGAGAGGGAGAGGTTCATCAGTTCAACGATCATCAGGTTGCGGTACTCATGCGGAGGCATCTGGCCGGCCAGATATACAATAGCCAGTTCGGTTATCTCGTCGTCAGTGGAGGCCATTCCTTGTCCCTCTCCTCTCTGTGGATCATCACCATCAAGATGGCGAGGTCCTTGGCAAACGTGTCCGTCATCTTGTAGTCGAGCAGGTCCCTGAGCAGGTCGCTCATCCGCTCAGGGGTCTTGGTGTAGCGCCGCAGGGCAAAGTATAGCTCCCTGGCCGTGCGAGCCTTGCTGTAGCTGGTCGGAAACTTAATGACGTTCGTCATCTCCCTCTCTCCCCCTCGCCACGGTCAGAACGATCCTCTCTGGCCGCTCTCCGGTATAGGCCTCCTTCCTTATATAGAGCGATGTGATCATTGCCAACTTATCAACGGACTTGTACACGTAGGTCCCCTTGGTGTCTCGATCGGGTACCATCTCGACAGAGATCGTATCTCCGTTATCAGTCTTTGCCTTATCCATTCTATTTCTCCCTTGACTTCCTTGCTCTGGTGTTATAGCTCGCCACGGCTCTCCTCAGCTTGGCCTTGAAGGTATGGGTTCGCTTCATGATGTCCCAGCCCTGGCCCGTCTTGCGACCTGACCTACTGCGAGAGTTGCCGCGGCGAGTCATCTGTCTCTCGATGTCGTCGAGGTCGTCGGTCACTTTCTCTGACCCTCCTAAATACATTTCAATATTCTCCTATCCTTACACTAAGGAAAGGAGAAAGTTGAAAGGGTTCACGTCGGTGGCAGTTGGGCTCGAGCCTCCTCCCAGATATATTGATAAGATGAGCGATCGGTTCTTTCTAGGACCTGGCGCATGGCCTCGAGGTTTGACCCAAGCTTGATGAGAGCGGCTCGGTCATGACGAGTGATATCGATGCCGTGATCGATTAACCAGTGACCAAACCGAATATCGTCTTCGCCAACTATGCCGCTTCGCGAGCCTTAGCGATATCTTGTCTTGCTCTCAGCTCATCCTCTTTCTGAAGTACGCCGGCTATTTGAGTGACCCGGCTAAAGCCGACGCCAACTGTATTGAGGCACCAACTTGGTAATGCGTTATTTCCGATCTCACCCTTGGCCTCTCCCAACAGGTGGAAGAAAGATCGAAAATTTTCTAGTCCCTTCTTCCAGTGGACCTGCATTCTTTGAACGAGTTGATGATCCATTTTTTCAAAGAGAGGACGGGGGGCTGCCCCGCCCTCCCTCTCCTTTTTAGCGGGGTTTATTTTCCAAGAGCTTCTTGTGGAGAGCGTAGACAAAGGCGCGTGTGCCTTGCACGTCACGAACTCCTGATTCGTTCATGATGTCATCGACAGTGATATCGAAGGCTTTGCCATCTAGGGTCTTGATATATTCATTAACCTTTGCCCTATCCTCTGGGAGAGCGGCGATGGCTTCATGGGCCTTTTTGACATCTCCTAAGAAGATGGCAAGAGACTGCATGTGTTTGGAAACCTCTGTTCCAGCCCGCTTAGCTTGATCGACTAACTTCTGAGATAGTGAATCTAGGCTCTGACATATTAAGCTCCTGGTTTGGGAATGGCTTCCTGACTTGGCCTTTTTTGGCCAACGTGACAGCCATCCTAGTGGTGCAGATTGCACCGTGACGCCCTCCGCCAGAGGGCGCTGCGCTGCCATCCTTACATTAGGTCGTCGGTCACCGGTGGCTCCTCATTTTTATCGGCGCTTCACAGCATTGCGATTAGCGCGTCTACTCTTTTGCGCCTCTGCCTTCATCTTATCCCAGGCCGCGAGGTTGTCCGGTATGTCCGGCATATTGGTTGGCGAGTCCTTCTCAGCGAGGAGTCGCTTCTCAAATGACTCGAATGCATTGAACGCCTTGGCGAGCCTCTCAGGGCTGGTGGATAGACGACTATCGGGGTGAAGGCAGCCCCAGATGAGATTATACGTCACCTTATCCATGATCCCCCTGCGGCCCACGTAGAGGTTCTTGGCCTCCTCGATGCGCTCTTTCCAGAGGGGCAGCATGATCTCGTCAACGCGCCTGACAACTTCACCGCGAACTCGTTGCTCAAAAATTGCGTCGTTGCGGTTCTTCTGTTGCCGTAATGCAATGTCTAGCTTCTGCTGCGCCGTCATGGATAGTGATGTCGGATCGATCACTGGCTCGGCAACGAGCTCGCCTAGTTTCTGTGCAGCCGTTTTCCCTTCCGCTATGGCCTTAGCCTTGAACTGGTCCCAGTCCTCTGGTCGGGCATTGACGGAGCGCTGCGCCTGCTTCTCCCCCTCCTTACGCGGGGCTCGCTTGGCTGTCTTCTTGCCCTTGGGGCGGCCCGCACCCTTGGGATTGCGCTCGGTCTTAGCAGGTTTAATTTGAACATTATGTTCAAATTCCCTGAGATCGCGGACGATAGTCATGTGGCTCACGCCAAGCTGGGTCGCGATCTGCTCCATCGTCAAGCCCTGCCTATAAAGTCTCTCGGCTACGGACTTACGTTGAGCCTTGCGGTCGGTTTTCGATAGGCCAGCCCATACCGCAAGGGGGCAGTCGTCGGGGCAGGTCCGATCCCCGCCCATAGGACATACGCATTTCATTTTTTGATCCTTTTCTTTGTTTCACGCGGCACCATGCATGCGTAAGAACCGGGGCATTTGCGCCCCGGCTGTATAGTAAGTGAAGAGATTTAATCGTTATTCTCTGGTGGGACCTCCTCTCCACCAATGGTGTTGCGTCGCTGCTTGCGAGAAGCCTTATAGCGCCTCAACACAACGCCAAGCGCCATGTTAATGACCGCGAGCTTCTCCTCGGCGACTTCACTGTTGTTGGTATCCTCAGCCTTCTTGCGGATCGCCATCGCCGCTAGGGCATTGTCCATGGACAGTGATCCCTCTACGGCGTGGGCATCATAGGTAGCCCGCAGGAGTGCGCGATACTTAGGGTCTTCATTAACCAAGACCCTGTGGATATCCTCCACCGCATCATTGAGAGTGCGCTCGGCCTTGATGTGCCGCGTCCAATCGTCAATATTGTCGGGGAGGGGAGGAGCTACGCGGAGCTCGCGTTTAGTTTCAGCCATAGGAGTAGTCCTTTCCTGGTTTGGGCAATGTCGCCCTAACTGCGCTGCGTGCACATATACAGCGCAATCGGTGCGGCACCGTTCACGTTCCTTTCTTGCTTATGATGTACAGGCAGAGCCAGCTCGATAGAACTAGCCCCAAGAAGAAACAGGCCTCGAGGGCCTCACCACTGCTAACCTCCCACATCCCATCCTCTCTCGATCTTCTCTGCGCAGCCGTTGCAGTAGGCGTAGTCTGGCTTGATCTTTACCGTCCTGCCACAGCCGCTGCACTTCTTCCTGACGCTCGCCGCTTGGGTCTGTCGGTAGTACTCGAGGTCCTCCTCGCCATTGATCTCCCAGTGGCCGTAGTTGTCGTCGTAGTAGCTAGGTCGTCCCATATTCCTTCTCCTATTTTGAAATACCCGAGGCTCCCAGAAGGGCGGGGACCCTAAAGAGAGCCTCGGGGCCTTACGGCAGCGGCTTCACTCGCTGCCGGTAGTGAAGAAAAGACCCCGGCAGGAGCAAGCCCCCGCCAGGGCAAGTTAGCTTTATGCGAGCTTGCTACGCCGACGCTTCTGGAGACCCCAGAGACCGAGGCATCCTGCGATCAGCCCAGGTAGACCCGCCCCAACGATTGGGGCAGGAACTGGTACTGACGCAAAGCCAAGTGCCTGATTGGGCGCACTCACGGCGTCCGACAGTACGGTGAGGGTACAGGTCGGACAGTCGATCAGGCCTCCGTTGGCCGCATCGAGCAGTAGGAGTGCCACCTTGGCCGAAAGCGACGCAGACAAGCCAGTGTCGGTAAAGGCGTTGCCATACTCCGTTTTCCAGATCGCGAGTTGTACCGCCGCGTCATTGTCCGCGTCGGGGTTGACCGTCAAGCCAAATTTCATCAGTGAGGCGATCTCACGGATTTGCACAGCGCTCAGGCCACCGGCCGGAAGACCCGGAAGGTTGCCCCCGCCATAGACCGTCTCGTTGAATTTGTATGGCTGGAACAATAGGTCAGTCAGATCGAGGCACCAGACAAGCAGGTCACCCTGCGTAGCTGAATGCAGCGTGATATCTCCAGCCTGAACGGTCAGGTCGATCGGCGAGGTTATGTGGACATTCTGCTCCCCCGCATTCACAGTGAAGCTGTCCATCTGGTAGGTATCGGCTAGAGCTGGTGCGGATAGCGCCAGCACGGCCGCAGAGGCTAGAAGTAGCCGTCTCATATCTTGATCACTCCTGTATGTGAAGGCGAGGGCCGTACCTACCGCCGGAACGGTCAATGGTCGTGCCCTCTCTTAGTCTAACCTCCCGTCCGGTCCCGACTTAGGGCAGGGTCAAAACGATACTACGCTTGCAGTGTACGTCGCCGACGCTGCAATCCCCAGAGGCCGAGACACGCAGTAATCAGCCCCGGCAGTCCCGCACCCACGACCGGGCCAGGAACCGCCGCTGCTGCGACGTCGATCCGGTAGTGCTCGAAGTCCGTGAGGTTGCCGGTTGTGGCGACCCTGAACGAGTCGATTGTTTCGCCGTTGATTGCGCTCAGGGTGAAACCGGACTGTGACGACAGACTTAGCGTACCGAGAGCGAACGTGAACAGCTTCTGGGTGCCGTTCGCTTCGTCAGCGATCACGAACGCAGTCGCATCTCCGCTGCCCTTCAAAGAAAAGACATCGGTTTGCGTCTGCAACACGTGAAGGCCGGTCGTGTCGAAGACCTGAACTTTCAGGTCGTTGGTGTCGGCGATCTTGATGTCGTTGCCGTTCGCCGCTCCAGTGAAACCGAGGCAGCCGCCCAAGCAACTGAAGTCAACGAGCCCTTGATGCTGCCCGTTAAAGCTGCCGACTGCAACATTGGTGACACTGTTGAAGCTGTCGAACACCACGTTGTCGCCGGTACCGCTGAGGTGGTTGTCGATGATGACGTCAGCCGCAGCTGGACTGGCGAATGCCAGGACTGCCACTGTAGCCATGAGCAAAAGTTTCTTCATCAGGAAAAGGCCTCCTTGGCCTTTTGGGCGGGATTGCCCCTGATGCGCCGCCCGCCTGGGGGAGACGCATCGAGTGCAATCTTTAATCCCTCAGGCGTGGTTACAGTCCACTCTTGCTCTCCTCAAAGAGGTCCCTGAATAGCTCCTCCTCGCCCTTAGCCTCCCTGTAGCCAGCGCTATAGGCGGTACTCATCTGCCCTAGGAACCACAGGGAGAGGAGCTCAAACTTGTCCTCCTCTAGTGCGATCCCGATCAGCTTGAGAGTGGCATCGAGTGCATCGACGAGGACCTCCTCGGCATCCTCCGACGGGCTACACATGTTAAAGGCCACGTATCTTCTCCCTGTTCAGTCGGCGAATGCGTGCGGGCAGGACGATAGAGAGGTCGCACTCGTCGCAGCACCTCCCCTCGCAGATGGGGGCGGGGTTGTTGCCCCACTCATCGGTGACCTCCCTCTGGCAGATCGAGCAGACGAAAGGCTTAGCGTTGTTCATCTTCATTTGCCTACCCACCACTTTGGTTGGCTGCGTCCCTCGGAGAGGGCCTTAGCGCAGCGGGGACAAGTCACCTCCTTCTGGGCCTCCGTAGAGTAGACGCGGTGCTTGTGCCGCGACCACGGGGACCTCGGCTTGATTGAGCAGAGCAGCGAGCCACCCTTGGCCCTCGCCTTAAAGTGGATCACCGGGCCATTGGCCTTGCGCCTCTCTCTCCTCTCCATGGTCTGGACCTCAGAGGGGTGGAGCGGTGCGCCTCTAGGGCGAAATCGCATCCCACTGACGTGGCCCCTGCCGAAGTTATGGCGCTCCAGGCTCAGGTTGCAGAGCAGCCACTTGCGGACATCGCTGAGTAGGTTGCCCCTCACGGTGATGCGACTATAGCCTCGCCCCCAGGCCCGCCCCTTGCTGCCCCGCTCCACGTGCTCCAGGTCCTCCTCGATGAACAGGCGGACCTGGGCCTCGACGTCGGAGGCGGTAACGTAGTAGTACTGGCCGGGGTTGTAGCTCCCAGCCTCGCTCTTTTGGCGGCTGAGGTTGTCCCTCCACAGGAAGGCAAACGCCTCCCCTATGAGGGCATTGTGGTTCTTAATGACGTACTGCATGGGTTTCTTTCCTTTCTTGCTTGTAAAAGAGGCCCCTCTGGGGGGGCCCAGCCGGGGAGGAGGGTTATAGCCCTACCCCTGGAGGCCCCTAGGCCTCCCTTTTCTTCGTCCACAGGGCCAGCAGGTCCCGCTGGACCTCCTGGGGGAGGTCCCCCCAGGTAGAGCCGGCATGGCCGGCTGCGTGGCCAGAGGCCAGGAGGGCGCGGACGGCGGCCTTGTAGCTTAGGAGGTTCCACCTGTCGGCGGCCACTATCTCCAGTGCCTTCATCATGTTTACTTGCTCCAGTAGCTCTCGGTTGATGGGTCACAGCAGGGGTCCGTATTGACACCGATGCGGATGAGCCTGCCGCTCATGAGGTTGGTTACGATCTTTGTCTTCCTCTCGTTCTTGACAAACTCGATCATAGGGTCCTCTGTGGTGAGGACCTCGTATCCCTTGCGGACGGCCGACTTGACGGCGCCCTTAAAGGTCTTGTACTCTGAGCGCGAGCGTGTTGGCCCGAAGCCAAGATAGTAGAGGCCGGTTAAGGTAGAGACGCGGACCTCGCAGGTGGGGAGGGACATCTTGGTGGTCACGTTAGTCTTCCTTTCTTGCTTGGGTCATGACGTAGCCGCCCTTGCGGCGGCTGTACCTGATAACGCCGCGGTCGCACAGGCGGTCGAGTTCATGGCTCAGGTCCCATACTTCTCGAGCAGGGCGATCTGCCGCTTGGTTGCAGTGCCGCACTCTCTGGCGTCGAAGGCCTCGCGCAGCCTGGTCTCGATGGCGGCAGTGTGGCCCGGGCCTCTCTGCTCTACCGTGATGACGTTGCCCCAGTCGCTATAGTAGGAGCGGCCGGGGCATAGGGGCAGGCCGCAGTCGTCTGTACTGCGGCCAAGCATCTCTGCCAGGGCGGCCAGGGCGGCTGCCTCACTCGTGAAGGCTCTGGTGTGCGTGCCGTCGGGCGCGCGGTTGATCATAACATAGCTCATGGGTAGGGTCTTCCTTTCTTTAAATCTTAGTGGCGCACTCGGGACCGAAGCCCCGCTCTACGGACGACGGGACGGTCAGCCTGCGGCCGCAGCGACCGCAGGACCCCTCGTGCCAGACCTCCAGGTCGTCCGGCAGGACCTGCCGGGCCAGCCTCTTCCAGGTCCACTCGAAGGCGCGGGCAGACGGGGCGTCGCGGGAGATATCGTCGGCGCGGGGGACCTTGCGGCCAAGCCAGAAGATGCCGCGGGATATCCTGCCCAGGTACTTGTAGTCGGCCCCGTTGTTCGGGCCAGACAGCAGCGCGACGAAGTGGCAGGCCCCGTCATCGCTGACCGATATACGGTAGGTAAACCGCGCCCCGGTCTTCTTGGAGACTAGGGTGACGGTGCTCTTGCCCGCGAGAATGTAGCGCGAGGCATCGATTGCGTTAGAGAGCCGGCCGCGCATCGACGGCTCAGCCTGCGGAGGAGCATCGAAGTCGGTGTCAACGGCGAAGTTGGAGAAAGCGTCACTCATGGTGGGGTCTTCCTTTCTTGCTTGGGGTTATTTCACTTAACTTCGTAGATGGCGATCACACGCTTGGCCTTGTTGATCGTCCAGTCGTTGACCTCGCCGCCCATGACTGCGAGCACGTGGCCTTTGATGAACAAGAGGTAGCACTTGGACGGATTGAACGAGCCGGGGAAGCGGCGGGGGTGATGGGTGGTTACGTTCTGGAGTGTCTTATGGATGCCGGGGTAGCTGCTGATGATCGACTTGGGGTCGATCCGCTCTAGGGTCTTAGAGAAGCCTAAGACCGCATCGATGATGATTGAGTTATAGACGCCGCGCTTGTGCTTGCGCCCTCTCTTGGCCAGGGCCGCGTGGGCATCCGCATAGGAGACCCCGCAGACTGCGGCGACTGCAACGACGGAGCAGTCATTGCGCTCGCCCAGCCTGTAGCTCTCACTGCGGAGGGACTGATAGAGCGGGGAGGTAGCGGTCCTCTTGATCTTGCTCGCCGTCTTGGGCTTGTGGAGGTGGCGGGTCCACACGTTGTCGGTAGGCATCGCTTTCGCTTTCTTGCTTATGGGTGGAGAGACCTGATCGTCAGGCGCAGGAGGTCATCCCTGCACAACTCGGAGGGTCTCCTCCGAATTTCACTAGGCCTTATCGACTGCGACCCTTGGGTGCGATCTTCACGGTGCCCTTCTCTCGCACGACTTGGAGCGGGAGCTTGTTCGCCTTGATCGCGACCTTGATCCCAACCAGGATCATAGCAATCGGGGCCTTGTACTCGTCCTTAACCTCGCCGTAGGCCGCCTTGGAGAGCTGGTCGAAGGTGAGTGTCTTACCCTTGCTCTTGAGCAGGGCCGCTGCAACAAAGTGCTTGTAGGTGTTCGGGCGGGCGAGGAGGTCGAGAGTGGTTGCGGTGGTCATCTTGGTCTTTCCTTTGTGTTGGACCTGATCTTCAGGAGGCGGAGGTCATCCCGCCTCGATGCGGCCGAGGCCGCATTTCACTTTCTGGGCCGCGCGGTGGCGGGCGGCCCGTCGCAGTCGATCCAACCTCCCCGCTCTTGTCGCATTTTCTGCTTGCGCTTGCGCTCCGTCGTTTGCCGACGGCACTGCTCCTCCGCTTTTGCGAGAGGAGAAGAACAATTTTTAGGGAGGGTCATTCGCTCTGGAAAATTTAGGAGGAGAATAGAGAGGAGGCCGCAGGGGCCTAGACCCTCCTAAATTTTCCCTTCGGCTTTTCGTAGATGCCGGCAGGAGGTTCGCCCTAAACCAGGCCCTCTCCCCTCGTGCAGCTTATCGCTCTAGTGGGGGAGAGGTCCTAAGGAGGTTCCCCGTGCTCCCTCTCTACAGTCCCGCCCCAACCGGGGGAGGGTCAAGGCCGCTAGGGCACTCGAGAGGTCCTCAGGGGCCGACCACTTTGTCGAACCACTTCCTAGGGGGAGGGAGGGTGGAAGCTCCCCGCATGCCCTAGAAGGCCTCCTATATATAAAGAAAGAAGGAAGAAATGTAAAGGGCCTAGGGGGCTTGATTTTACTCAATTTTCTAGGCCTCCAATACGATAGAAAAGGCCGCTGGTAGGCCCTCCTGGAGGGGGTACCCCACGGTCTAACCGCTGCACATGGGCCCTCCTAGTGCCCCACTAGGAGGTCTAGAACCCTGGCCCATGGCCAGCGGGCCGGACCTCCGTCGGCCACCAGGAGGGTGGGGCAGTCCCGCAGACCGTAGTCCTTGAGCTGGAGCGCGTGGCGGCCCTCGATTAGCCAGAGCTCGCTGCCGCAGCGGCGTACCGCAAAGAAGGTCCTCCCCCTCTTGGCCCACCGCAGCCGGTGCCAGGCGACCTGGCTCGGCTTGACCTCTACGGCATAGGCAAGCGTGCGCTTGTTCTCTACCCAGAACTCAACACCGTTAAGCAGGCCGTTGAGATCGGCGACGCCGGGCTCGACCGCGCCAGTCTCTATCGTACTCCAGGCCACCATAGGCAGGTGGTTGCGAAATATCTTCCTCAGATCTCCGTCGCTCACTCTTCGTACCTCTCCCTGTGGTAGCGAGCGACGTCCCCAGGACTCAGCAACCGTAGCTGCTGAGGCGGAGAGAGCAGCCTGGTGGCGATCGCCACGCAGACGTCTTGCGGCAGCGCCTCTCCGAGCTGGCCGCTAGTCTCCCTAATCAGGATCGCCGCTTGGTCTATTGTCATCATAGCCTTCCTCCATATATCCGAGCTTCCTGACCTGCCGGACATCGAGCATTCTGAACGACGGAGGGACTACCCCCTTTAAGGCGTAGATCACCTTGCCCGGCTTGCCCTCCTCCTGGACGGGCTTGCCCAACTCATTGAATTTGAAGCGACCGATCTTGGCAAACATCTCATCTCCGTCATCCCTGACGAACATGTTGAGTGCCTGGATCGGACCATCGAGGAGGACCCCGCCCCTGCGGGCGACCTTGACCGGCTCGTTCTCGTCCTTGGGGATCAGGCGGTTGATCACCACCACAATGACCTGCGGGCCCTGGATACCAGGCTGGCACGCGATCACCGGAGTTGGCAGACTGGCGATGTTCGCGTCTCCAAGCCCGTTTGGATAGAGAGTGCGGACGCGGTCCCTGATCGGAAACAGGCTATCGATTGCAGTCTTTGGGTTCTCGAGCAGCTTGGCCTGCGAGGCGGTTAGCTTGCGCTCTCCCCTGCGGGCCTGGAGGATCAGCAGCATCTTGGCGGGGCCAATGCTCTTGATGTTGGTCAAGGGACCCAGCAGGCGGCCATCGCTGGTGGCCTGCCAGCGGGCGGTAGACCTCTCCGGGTCTACCGGGATATAGCCGATGCCCTCCTCTGCTAGCTCGCGGAGCAGCTCGATCTGGCGCTCCGGCTTCTCCTCTGCATCGAGCGTGGCGGCGGCGAACTCCGTAGGGTAGTGGGCCTTGAGGTACGCGCACCAATACGAGACATAGGCATAGGCGACGCTGTGACTCTTATTGAAGGAGTTGTGGACTACGAAGTTATTGGCAACGAAGTTATTATAGGGCTCTGGCATGGCTACATCGTAGGTGTCCTCGATCTTGGGATCGGAGATAGAGACGATCTTGGAGGCTACTGCGGTCCTGCCTGCACTCCATCCTATCGAGATGACCGCGTCGCCTGGTCGCAGGTCATCGAGCCTCCAGTACTTGCCGTCCACGCCCAGAAACCTGTGGGCCTTGGTGGCGCGAATGCTCTCTCCGCTCTCGACCTTGACCAGCCAGGTCTTCTGTCTGCCCCTATAGTAGACATCGACCAACCTGAGGGGCTTGATCCTCCCGTCCTGGAGGCACAGCAGGTTCTGCTTCTTGCCGGTCTGGCTATTGAATGAGCCCCCGTTTTCGTAGAGTTCTCTCAGGGTAAAGGTCCGCTTCTTGTGGGACTGGTTTCCATAAGGGTCTACTAATACGGTATCGCCGCTCAGGCACCAAGCTCCGTATTGACAATTATGAGTTATCAACCCATTTTGAAGAGTAAAGTTAAAATGTTTTTCCATTGAGATGTCATAGACTTCTCTCAATCCGATCTTTTGTCTCTTAACTAGTCTCTTTGATGTAACAGCCTTGCCTACCCCCCACGGAGGGGTTGCCCCTCTACCAAACTGCCAGTGCCTGGTGCGATGACAACTAGGACATAGCCAAGCTACGTCTCGCAGTCTCTTTCTACCTTCCACGAAATCATTATGGTGGACCTCCATGTGAGTTGCAATCTTACCGCAGTCAGCACAGGGCTTGCCTGTCATCTCTCTACGGAAATCTTTAGCAAAGGAGACGCGACCCGTACCAGAGTAGCGGCCTAGAGTATCCCGCTTCCCACTCCCCTTACCACCTCCAGTATGGTTCCGAGCTCGCGATCCTCGCTTCTCATAGTCTTCTCCCATGAATGCGAAGTCGTCTCCAATCTTTGCCTCTCCTATCTTCTGCCACCCTCCATTAACTATGAAGCGATGATCTGGGGTACATATGACGTGGCTCTTGTCTTCAAACATATATTTCCAGCAGACCTTTCTTCCAGACTTGATGAACTTGAGCGCCTTCTGCGTATGACCCCTCCCGTCTGGGAACAGGCTGACCAGGGAAGGCCTTGAGCCCTTCCGCTTAATCTCATACGTCTGATGACTCTCATACTTCCGATATAGTTGTTTAATAGTTAGCGGCTTACTCCTCTTCGCCAATCTAATTTTAGTATTCGCGTCAAGACACATCGCTACCCAAAACTCTGTCGCCACCTCAGGCGGCATCCCCTTCTTGATCGCGGTCTCCTTCCACTTGTCCCCATACTGATCGAAATACTCTTTACCAAGGGACCTGCTCATGGCCTTGCGTAGCTGGGTCACGTCCGCCCACGAGAGATCGCCAAGCTCTCTACCGATCCGAAGGATTTGTTCTTGATAGACCGGTATCCCGTAGGTGTCTCTCAAAAATTCTTCGAGCAGTGGGTGTGGATAGGTCACTGCCTGGCGCCCCGCCCTTCTCTCCACCCACTGGCTGGTCCCCCCGGAGGCGAGCGGGCCAGGTCGGACTAGGGCGGTGGCGGCGACGATGTCTTCAAACGACTCGAACGTGATCTGCTTGGCCAGGCCGCGCATTGCGGCACCGGTAAACTGGAAGACGCCGCAGTACTTGTGGCGATTGAGTAGATCGAATGCCTTGGCATCGTCGAGCGGTATCTTCTCCAGCCAGCCGGAGACGGGGCTCTCACCGATCAGCTCGAGGGTACGCTCAAAGATCGAGAGCTGGGTCAGACCCAGGACATCGATCTTGAGCAGGTTGAGGTACTCTGCGTCGTACTTGTTGCACATCGCAGTGCCGTTCCTCCGGTCTACGGCAACGTAGGTAGAGACCGGCTTATCTGTAACGACGAGGCCCGCGGCGTGGATCGAGGAGTGGTCGGGGTGACCCTCGAACCTGCCGGCGATGACTGCCTGGGGAAACTCCTTGAGCATCACCCTGCCAGGATCGGTATCTGTGAGCGTATCTAAGATCGTACTACTCTTGCGGGAGTCGCCCATCATCCGCTTGAACGCAGTCTCCGCCACCTTCTCCACCTGCCAGGAGGGTATCTTCAGGGCGGCCCCTACCCTGGCCAGGGCAGAGCGGGACTGGAAGATCGATACGCTGGCCAGCCTGGCCACCCTCTCGCCGTAGCGCTGCTCCGCGTAGGCCATCACCTCGTCCTGTCTGGAGAAGTCGAGGTCGATATCGGGGAGGTCGGCGCGGGTGATATCGATAAACCTCTCAAAGATCAAGCCGTGGGGAATGGGGTCTATCGCAGTGATACCGAGCAGGTAGCAGGCGAGGCTGCCGCACGAGCTTCCCCGCGCCGGTCCGACGACCATGCGGGGCTTGGCCCAGTTCACTAGGTCGGAGATGATATGGAAGTAGTCGTCGAACTTCTTCTCGGCAATCAGGGCTAATTCTCGATCTATCCTTTCCCGATACATCGGGACGGATAGATCGACGCCTAGCCGAGCCGCGCCCTCCTCGCAGAGCTGGTGCAGGGTCTTCTCGGCATTGAAGTGGAGCAACTCGCCCTTCTCGAGCACGGCGCAACAGCCGGAGACTATCTCGCGGGAGTGATCCATAGCTTTAGCGATATCTGTGGCGAGTGCCGCAGGGGCGAGTGCGGCAGCGAGCTCGTCGTCGGAGAGGATGTGCTGCGGATAGGTCTGGGTCGATGCCGAGTGCCTCCCCAGCATGACTCTATAGAACTCGAGGTCTCCGCTGCAGGGGTAGACGTTGCGACTACCTGCGACGAACAGGGCGCCCCTGCGCGCGGCAGCCCTGACCAGGCCCAGCGGAGTGGCGGGGGTGAGGCCCATATAGACGTCCTCTATGTCAAAGTCGACAAGGTCGATATCGACCTGCTCATTGGCGACCTTGATCACGCCCGGCGCTCCAAGCGCCTCGTCATAGGAGAGTACCGGGACCTTGGCCGCCTTACCAGTCGCCGCCCTGACCAGCTGGTGGAGGTCGGAGAGGTCGCTCTTGGCCAGAAAGGTCCAGTAGTCGAAGCGCGGCTGTTGCTCCGGCGAGGCTTCCTTGCGGGACTTGGTCCCCCAGTTGTCGCTGACCGCCAGCTCTACGCCGTAGACGGGGCGCAGGTTAGCGGTGGCGCAGGCCTTGGTCCACGAGACGAAGCCGAAGGTGCCGCCCCGGTCGGCGATTGGGGCGTCGGTCTTGCCGAGCTCGACGAGGCGATCGACGACCGACTTAACGTGACCGACGGCGAGCTTAAACGAGTATCCCGTCCTGACCGCTATCATTATTCACTCCTGATCCCAGTTCTTAGGGTCCTCCATCTCCGCCAAGACACCGCGGAGGATGACCGTCATTCTCTGGCGCTCCCGCTCCGGTACGTCCTTGGTCCAGTATATCACCAGGGTGCCGGTAACCTCGTGGAGGTCATGGAGCCACGTCGTTAGTTTTAGATTGCTCACGGAGGTAGCTCCTCAGCTCCCGCTCGTCTATCTTGAGCAGGTTGGAAATAAACAGGATGGAGCCGTCTATGGCGTCCTCGAGAGAGCCGCCGTAGCGCTGATGCGCAACGACCTCCTTCATGAGGCGGAGGGCAAACCGTTTCACAGTAGTCCTCCTCTCGTCCTCGTCCCTCATTATAGCCACCCCCTCTCCCTGGCTCCACGGAGGACGGTCAGGGTGGCCATGACGTCGGCCATTGCCCGGTGGGCGCCCTCGTGGGGTCTACCAGTGATCATCTTGTGCAGGCCGCTCAGGTTGATCCGGTTGCCCGTAACGTGCATGGTCTGCTCGACGGTACACAGCTTGATCGCTGGCCACGCTACCCTCCTAACGAGGCGCTCGAACTCTATATCGATCATCTCGATGTCATAGGACAGGTTGTGGGCGATGACGATGTCGGCAGGCTCGATCGTGCCGGCGATATTGGCTGCGACAGCCTTAAAGCTAGGGGCGCCAACGAGGTCTGCATCGGTCAGGCCGGTGGTCTGGATGGTCTTGTCCGGCAGCCTGCCGCAGCTAGGCTTGATCAGGGTGTCGTACCTATGGACTATGTCGTAGGTGTCCCAGTCAAAGCGGACCGCGGCAAACTCCACGACCTCGGGCTGCTTACCGAGCGCGATGCTGTGGTTGTCGATCAGACCTGTCGTCTCTGTGTCGAAGATGCAGGCGATCATTGGTCAAATCTCCCACAGTTTGTCTTTGCAGACCCAACTCATATTTTCTCCAGCGGTTTTCGCCAGTAGCGGCGCGCGTTGTTGTTGCCCCGGACCTCGACGACCCCCTCGTCGCAGAGCTCGACGAGCACCCGCGAGACGTCCTTGACGCGACCGCCGATCACGGCGTGCACCTCGCGTGGCGCTACCCCCTGCCAGTCGGCGGGAACCAGCGCGAGCACCTGTCGGCGCAGCTTCTCATACTTGGTCATTCCGCGTCCCTCGTCTCGGCGATGGCGGCGCGGGCGTGTTCGAGTTCGTTGGTGTAGTTTGGTCCTTGGTACGGACCTGCGTGTATTTGATTGACCACCCAAACCGATTTATAATCCTCGTTGGCATGAACAGCATCCAATCGAGAAACCAGTGCATTGAGCGCCGCGAGCAATTGATCCCGCTGGGCTATTAATTTTTCAACATCTTTCTTAGCCATCTCAAAAAGCATCTCGCGATTGTCCCGCTGGGCGCGGAGGCGATCATTTTCTTGTTCTAAACGATAAATTGTATTGTCATCTTTTAAGGTCACGGCTTCTCCTCCACGGCGGCGACGGCGGCGCGGGCGATCTCACCTTCATCGGCTCTGACTTGTGAGCCGAGATGCAAAATTTCCTCTCGCCAGTTCTCCTCATCGGCATAGAACTTCAGCGCCGCGAGCAGTTGGTCTCGCTGACTGCTCAGTTGCCCCACCTTCTTTAATGTTGCGGCCCATTCGGCGCGGAGGCGGGCGATCTCGGCCATGGCGGGGTCGTCCGCATATAGTCCGAAAGTGCGTTGTTCAGTCACGGCTTCTCCTCCACTGCGGCGCGGGCGTGTTCGAGTTCGTTGGTGCAGCAGTCGTCGCAGTACCATTCCGTTCTGTTGTCAGGCAGGCTGCAAATATATCTGCCCTCGCGTAGGCGCATGATCTCGCCGCAACCAGAGCAGCGCCAGTGCGGAGAACTCAGCAGCGAGAAGAGAAACCGCAACCACGATCGGATCATCTATCGCTCCTCTGACGGAAGTTTATTGCATCCCTGGCGGCCGAGCTTCGAGCCGTCCGATCTTGTGGGCGTTGGCGCGCACGAGGTCGCGCATCCAGTCGGAGACGCCCTGCGCCATGTTGAGCGACGGGATTTCCGAAATTTCGATGACGACGGTGTGGCTGCCGTCTGCCTCGGTGCGGTGTGACGAACGCCTGCATCGGCTCGGGCGGGCGCTTCGCGGATTTGTTCGGCTGGCGTTTCATCGGGCGTCCCATGGTCGTACTCCTGTGGTGATGTTCACACGTTAGACTTCAAGGCAGCGTCGGACGCGCATCAGATAGTCGAGGCGCGCTTGCTCGACGGGAAGCCGATCTCGGTTTTTCAGCGAAACGATGTGGGCTTGCGTCTCGGACAGCACGGCTACTCGCCAGCAATCGCGCGTGGCGTATTGATGGGTGCAGGGCTCCGGCCTGTCGTCGGGGTGACAGGTGCAGGTCCGGGGATGGTTGGCTGTCTCTGTGTTCATGTTATTCGACTCTCCATTGATCCATGGTCTCGCCGAAACCATGCTCGGGGCCGAACTCGTCCCAATGCTTCGTCACTTGGCGAAAGCCTGTGAGAGCATCTGAGACCAATTTGGCCTCACCGACACTCAAAGTGCTCACGTGGCCGCGCTGCGAACGGAGCCGAAGGTCGGTTATTAGTTCGGAGATATTCCGGTCCATGGCCAGGTCGATTCCGATCTCAGGCATGTGGTCTCCTATGTTTGGGGTGACGGGCCATTCGTGAACGCTTTGCGCAGAGCGTAGAACTCTTCCCAAGTCACGCAGGCCACGCGCTCACCGCATTCCTCTATGGCCGCATCAGTCGGGCGCGGCTGCTTGCGCAGGTTGAATCGGATGTCGTCGTAGTAGCGCAGGAACGGCGCAACCGCCGCTCGCAGGGCGTCTCGCTGATCGGCAAGATGCTTGCGCGCCAAGTCCTCAAAGCACGCCTCGCTGAACTCTGGCGCGCTATCCAGCCGGATCATGGCAATGCCGGGGCTCATGCGCGCCCGCGCTTCCTCTTCGCTGTAGCGGCCCGCGTAATCGCGGATGCCGGTATAGCCGCAGTCGTTAGGGCGATAGTAGAGCCCGCGCTTCACCAGCAGCCATTGCTCGCTCATGGATTCCCGTCCTTTGACGCGCCCTTTCTTAACCGAATGATCTCGGCATAGGCGCGCTGCATCTTTTACTTCCGGTGACGGTCATGTTCTCAGATTGGTCTTAAGCGTAAATACGAATACCAATCGGCTAGAATTTGCGTCGACTCGTCTGGGTCACTCTTGGTCAGCTTCTTGGTCGTCAGCCTATTATATGCCTCGCAGTCTCGCATGTTCTCTGGGATTTGCGGCCACCTCTCCGCAATGATCCGAGCCTCTGCAGCGACTTCTTCTGGTGTATGAATTTCTACGATCTTCACTTCTTCCTCCGCGGTGGGTCGAAGTGGCCTGGCCACGGCCCCTGGCTCATCTGCCACCTGACCAGGCTGCGGACGTACATCCTCAGCCGCTTGACCTCGGAGATGCTGACGTGGTACTTGCGGGCCAGGCCGAGGTCGGTGTTGCTGTTCGTCATCCATGGCATTACATCCGAGATCAGTTGGCGATAGGGAGGGCTCTTACTTTTTGCCATATTCTCGCATCACCTTGGCTATGAAGGCGTCCATGTCTTCGCTATTGATGAACAGCTTGAGCTCGTCTGGCGGCTCTCCGTTCAGATCCATCATTCGCCACAGTCGCTGGCGCTGGTCTTGGTTGAGATAGCCTGTCTCGATGATCTCGTAGACCTCTTCGCGAGAGAGCGACTGCCAGAACCTTGGGGGAACACTGACCATAGCCGCTAGCAGTCATTGACTTGGAGCTGGGTTGCCCCGAACGATACGAGCTTTTCTGGGAAGTCCTCCTGGTGCTGTACGGCGACCGGTCTCATTCCAGTACCGACTACGATGGTCGAGTTGCAGTCGGGGCACTCCCACAGGTCTCCCTGCCAGAGCTTATACGGCTTCCACTTCTCCGGCTCCGCATTGCCCGGCTTGGCGTCGTTCACGGTGGGCATCCCTTCAATGAAGTAAAAGCCGTTCCTCTTGGGGCGGAAGAAGCGACGGCACGGGGCGCAGACTGGCTTCATTATCATCGCGCCTCTCCATCGACCTTGCGGAGGATCTGGGAGTAGACGGCCATGTCGTCGAGGCTGTCGTCGTGGCCGCCTCGGTCGAACATGACTGCGTAGCGGCCCAGCTTGCCGTGGAGGTGGACCAGTAGGGCAAAGCGGCAGAAGTCCTCCGGGGAGGACAGGGTGACACCGGAGGAGAACAGGGCGGCCAGGCTGGCACCGACGCGGACGTAGTCGTCCCTGTAGAGGTCTCCGCGCTCGGAGTGGAGGTCGGCGAGGGACTTTAGCGCCCTACCGACGTCGGTCTCAACTGGCTTGAGCTGCCTCGACATTGGTCTTTCCTCCGTGGTTGTAGCTGACTTGGAGAACGCTCAGCCCCAGCTGGAAGTAGGCTGCGCAGCAGTCGCTGCGGTCTTCTAGAACGAAGGCTATCTTCGATAAATCGAAGTATGCCTTGACTAGTGCGCACTTCATCTCCGGGGACGGGCGGTAGTCGCCATAGGGGCGCATGACCAGGTGGTCGATTAGTATGTCATGCTCTATGAGCCACCTTATGGTGAGAGCGCGGTACGCCTCGTCCCTGCCGGTCACCGCAGCGATGTAGTACTTTGGTACGAGGCGGAGTATCAAGTCGGCCATGAACTTGATTGGCTTGTCCCTCGAGGAGGCCTCGTGGTACTCCTTCCACTTGCCGATCAGGGGGTCTCGCCACGCAGCGTCTGCGACGGTGTGGTCGATGTCGACAATGACGATATCCTTGGTCATTCCTCCAGCCTCTCTATGATCCAATCACGCACCGTAGCCCAGCGCCTCTCGGGGGAATTACTCAACTCATCGTTTATCCACATGACTTCACAGGCAAGTGCGTGCGCCACGCCGAACTTGGCAGCCACTGTCTCGTGGTCCTCGGGATCGATGTCGGCCATCGGCATTCCACGTGCGCGGCCTACCGCACCGAGTGCACAGACCTCACCGTCGTGCGCGATCAGCCTGTGCTCCGGTAGGGCATCGAGGGAGGCCAGCATCTCGCGTAGGAATGCCTGGCCGCGCCTGCCGCGGACGGCACTCGCAACGGCTCCTCTCCAGCGGATGAGGGACCAATAGTCGATATCGTTACTATAGCCTAAGCGGCTCATCCTCTCTCAGTCCTGAGTTGGCGGCATCGTCGCTAGCTCCAGATCATATTCTCTTGGTCACCCATTGCCGGACCTCTCGCTCTCTGGGGCCTGCTGCGGGGGATCGGGCCACGAGATGTCGCCTAGCCCGACGGCCCTTACGGCCGCACCCATCGCCAGCTTCATCGTCTCGATGAATGCCTCCTTCACCGCGGGGTCCTCCGCCAGAGACCTGCGGATGGAGGCCATCAGGACCGCTCCGTCCATCGTCCCCTGCCGTGCGAGGTAGGCGTTCCAATCCTTGCCCTCTGCGCGGAGGGCCAACCGAAATGGCTGTGTGCTCATGGCTTGTCATCCTTTATGCTGGCGGTGCGGCCAGCTTTGCGTACTGGTTATTGCTTCTACGTATGATCCTCCGCAAGCGGGCTCGGTTCTTCTCTATATTGTAGATGCGGCAGCGGCCAGAGGGGTGGGGCAAGAGGGTATAGGTGGCCCGCCCCCTCCGCACGCTGGCCCAGAACTCATGGTCGCCGGGCAGACCCAGGCCCACCCACGCCTCGCGGCCAAGGACGAAGGCCCTCCCCGTAACGACGCGGGCAATCATCGACCCCATGCGGGAGTTGAATACGTTCGCCCTTACGGGGAAGGTGGCGACGAACTCCTCCACAGTGAGACCGAGCATGATCCGCAGCCGGTCTGCCGCAGAGGTCCTGCCGCCCGTAGGGTATAGGGGCGGTAGGCCCCTATGCCCAGGTCGTATGCCCAAGAGCCAGGTCACTTTGTCACTACTCTCAAGTCGCTACACCTAACAATCTTAATCTCACTGAGGATGCGGAAGGCAAAGCCGGGTCCCCTCGTCGCTCACGGCTCGCCTCCCACGTTGGTGAGGAGCTGGTCGATGCCCTTGGTCAAGTTGACCCGTAGCGTCTTGTCGGTGATACTCTCGAGCATCTTATACATGTCCGCCGCCACCTGGTCCTCGGTCCTATTGAGGAACAGGTCCGTCCACGGTAGGGCGGAGACCATCAGGCGCTTCATCTCCCTGTGGACGCAGGCCCACTCGCCCTCGTAACCGGGGCGGGCACCCTGGTTGCGGGGAGAGGCCCGCTTGCGGAGAATGTCGGCGAGGCTCCGTAGGTTTCCCTTGACGACGAGGTTAGTCAAAATGTTCAGCGGCAGGACACCGCGGGCATCCTGGATCTCCACCCCCAGCTCGATCATACTGGTATAGGCGGCATTGATCTGGTCCATTGCATCGTGGTAGACGTCCTCTGCCTCCGGGTGTCTGCG